TTACGATCCAAAGACAAAAGATACACTACCATATTATGATAGGTTTCCATTAGTAATCATTGTTGGACCAGCTCCGAAGGGGTTTTATGGTCTCAACCTTCATTACTTACCACCAATATTAAGAGCTAAGTTCTTAGATGCGCTATTAGAGATTACAAATAATAAGGCTTATGATGAGAAAACAAGGTTTGATATTTCTTATAACATGTTAAAAAGAACTGCGAGTATGAAATACTTTAAGCCTTGCTATAAACACTATTTAACAGCACATGTACGTAGTCGTATGGCGAGAGTAAGTGCTACTGAATGGGAGATAGCGACGTTCTTACCAACACAGAACTTCGAGAAAGCAAGTGCAGCAGAAGTTTACAAGCAATCTAGGCGGATGATTTAATGGCATCAATAGACGAACTCAAATCCTTAGTATCAACTAAACTTGGTTTTGCTCGTAGTAACCAATTTCTTGTTGTCTTGCCTGGATCAACAGGTGGATTCTTCGGTGGATTACTTGGCGGTAACAGTATGAACCTGTTATGTGCAAGTGCTGAAATACCAGGAAAACAAATATTAACACATGACCGACAGATCGGCATGTTGAATGAAAAGATGGCATATGGTTATGCCAATCCTGACGTGTCTATGACATTTTATGCTCTTAACGATTACGGAGTTGTAAAGTATTTTAATAACTGGCATGAATTCACATTAAATCAAAATTCATATGAAGCAAAATATAAAAACTCGTATGCTGCAACAGTAGAGATTCATCAGTTAAGAAAACCTATTTTAGGAAAAACAGTTGGCTTAGGACCAGTCAAGTTAAACCTTGGTCTAGGAGGAAATACGGTTCATGGAGTAAAACTCATTGAGGCGTTTCCGACATCAATAAACGCGATTGAACTAAGTAATGAACTAGATGGTTTAGTACAATTGACAGTGCAACTTTCATATACCAGGTGGAGTACTAATGTATCCAAACAAGGATGGATTACTGCTGGCGTGGGACTAGGAAGTTTATTTAATTAGGAGATATATAAATGGCACTACCAAGATTGAATGATACACCAAAGTATGAATTGGTTATTCCCTCAACACAAAAATCGGCTTTATATAGACCATTCCTAGTAAAGGAACAAAAGGTCTTAATGATGGCAAGTGAATCACAAGATAAGAAAGCTATCTTACGGGCGATCACAGATACGATTAATGCATGCGTTGAAGACATTGACGTTACATCATTAACCACTTATGACGTAGATTATATCTTTACTATGATTCGGACAAAATCAGTTGGAGAAACGTCAGAGCTAAATATTTCATGTGCAGAATGTGCTCATGATAATGCCGTGAAGGTCAATTTAGATAATATTGAGGTGAAAGGAGAGATTCGTTCGAATGTTGTTCCTCTAACCGATACGATTAATATTACTATGAAACATCCGAGTTATGAATATCTAATGAATAACACGATCAAAGATGATGCTTCAACTACAGAAATCATGATGAATCTAATAGCTACATGCTTAGATACTGTGCAAGATGATGAAGAAATGACAAAGATTAGTGATGAGCCAATCGAAGAAGTAAAAGCTTTTATCGATGCTTTGACTACAGAACAGTTTACGAAGATTACCGACTATCTTGAAGGAATTCCTACTATCGAACTTGATATTAGTTTTGATTGTGAAGAATGTAATCACCATAACGAAAGAAAGTTGAAAGGGCTTGAGGATTTTTTCTAATAAACCTCTCTCACGATTCGCTAGAGAACTATTATAGAACAAATTTTCAACTAATACAAAATTTTCAATATTCTCTAGTCGAGCTCGAGCAAATGATGCCGTGGGAGAGGGAGATTTATGTCATTATGTTAATTGATTATTTGAAAGAGAAAGAACAGCAGGCCCAACAGCAAATGCGAGGATAAAGATGAGTACTCTAGCTAAAATCAGTGATACCTTATTAGAGCAGAATAAAGTACTGCTCAATCAAGGTGATTCTCTAGATAAAACAGCTACTTCTATGCAAGCTCTGAATAAGAACTTTTCGCAGTTCTTAGTGAATGTAGCGAGTGATGAAACTGATGCTCTCGAGACAGAAGCAGAAGCAAGAGCCGCAAAGACACGGGCAAAATCTAGTGCCGGTGGGAGTAGATTAGCTGGAATCAAAAGTCAAGGCGAAGGCTTCCTTATGGGACTTGGTTTACCAGGAATGGGAGCAATCTTAGGTCGTGGATTATTGGGTGGCCTTGTTCGAGGTGGCTTAGCTTATATCATGGCAGATGCAGTAGCTGAATACATAAGATCACAAGGATTCAGCGATGAAATCAGTGATGCTGTTGGTCGTGGACTCACTGGTTATGGTATCTTACGTATATTTGGTAAAAGACTTGGTGTGGTAGGTTTACTTGGTGGTGCTTTAGCTACCGAAGATAATATCAATGCAACTAAACAACATCTCGAAACATTAGCTGAATCATTCGAAACAGGATGGACAAAACTTGGTACATGGTTCGATAAGACATTTGGTGTCGAAGGCTTATTACCAACATTAGATGATACGATCTTCTGGATCAATGACACCTTCAGTAATGCTATGACAGGATTTAATGCATTCTTAAGAGGTGATTGGGATGAAGATGCTTTTCTGAAGAATATCGATGATATGGGTATTGCTCTTTTGGGCATTGCAGCTCTACTAAGACCAATGGGCACGTTAACGTTAGTAGCAAAATCAATTGGTAAACTTTCAGCTGCAGCTGTCGCGCTAACTGGTTTATCCGGTGCTGCTAGTCGCTTAAATCCTGGTGGAAATGTTCCAGGTGTTACAGCGGCAACAAAATTAACAGGTGCAGAATTAAGAACACAGGCCGGAAATTTAAGTGCTAAACAACTTGATAAACAAGGTTTAATGAAGAATAAAAGTGGCAGAATAATTGATAAAACTACTAAACAATTTGTAGGAGATAGTAGACTACAAAAGGCCATGACTGATACTGCAGCTGCTAGCGGTCAATTTTCGAAATTAACCAAATTCTTAAAACTACCTGGAATGGCATATCTTTTTGGAGCTTATGATATCTACAGTATTCTCAATTCTCCAGGACCAATAGAGAGTAAGATAGCTCCATTAGCAGGTATTATATCAGCAATTTTTGGATCTGGTGCCGGAGGTGCAATCGGATTTAGTTTAGGAAGTTTCTTACCAGGAGCAGGTAATATAATTGGCGGAGTGGTGGGTGCTGGCTTAGGCTATGTTTACTCAGATATGCTTGGTAAAGGCTTAGCACAATATTTGTTAGGACAGAAAGTTGATGCTTTCGGCGGCGGCTTAGGCATGTTAAATGATATGATGAATGGAAACGGTAGTTCTAGTAGTCAACCGACCCTAGCACCTAATGGTTCGCCTTCTGATGGTATTTCAAATCAGATTACAAAAAGTGGTAGTACTATTGGGCAAACACTACAGGATGCAGCAAATTCAGGTTATGGTTCTTATGCTGGTGCTATTGGTATGGGAGGCGGCCTATCAATAGGCAGTGCAGACAATAACTCTTATAACTATAGTATAGATCAATCAAATAATTCGGCACTAGTGGGCGGAGGAGATCTCACCGCATCCACTAGCCCCGAGTTTGGTAACAATCGTCGTTGATTAGTCGTCGTTTGCTAGTTTAGCAAAGTATGACATTGTATCATCGTCATCGTTGCTATTCATTTCAGCTGCAGTAACTGGTTCTGCAACTTTATACGATGGTGCTGGCTCAGGAATATTCATCTGAGTCTCTTGTTGCATCGTAGGTGCACCAGATGATACAGCCTCTTCACCAAGAACACGAGCCAATTTGGCTTTCAAATCATCATATGACTTATAGTTCTTTGGATCTGTAAACTCAGACAAGTCATGAAGTTGATTATATACACCTTCAAGCTTTGACTCATCACCATCATACAACTGTGAAGCCGAAGCGAATTCAGACTTATCGTAATTACGATAGCCTTCAACGTTACGAATCTTCAACTTAAAGTCTGCACCTTCCCAGAAATCGAATGGATTAATAGGAGTTTCGTCTGCAAACTGAGGTTGCATGACATCCATGATCTTATCAAAGATCTTCTTGCCAAATTTATAGAGGAATACCTTACCTTCGTTATGAGGAGCAGATGGATCCTGTACAACCAATGCATTGACTACGTAATGGAGTCTACGCTTTTGAGTACGGGCTTTCTCTTTGTCTTCGTCATATCCTGAGTTCCAGAGTCGTGAGTTGAGTTCACCAACTGGATCAGGTTGACCAATAGAAGTAAGGCTGTTTTCGATATACCAAAGACC